TGCAAATGCAACAGGTGCCGCTAAGGTAGGTTACGACGGACAAGCTGGCGCAAACAGTCTCTTCTCTTTGTCTGCTGGTAAGGTAGATGCTTCTCTTGATGCTCTCGTTACCGGATTAGATGCAGAAATGAAGGCAACTGATGATCACATCGCTGATATGGCTAACAACTCTGACGCTGCTAAAGGTGCTGCAAAAGTAGGTTTCAAGGCTTACACAGGTGCTGCTGCTAACTCTAACGACGGACGCGCTCACTTTGCAGTTGCTGGCGGTACTGTCAAGTCTGCTCTTGAGGCAATCATCGACAAAGTTGATTTGATGG